TACGTTTTTCTCGTACGTTATCGAGAGTCGCGTAAGTGGTTTCGCACCCATGTCAGATATGATAGAGAACGGATGTAGTTACGCTTTCGTCCACGGGTCTACATGTCAGGTATGAATTGACAACTGAGGTTAAGCATGTCAATTACTACAACAGGCAATTTAGGACCGATGATTTTGCAGAGCTTAGCTCCTGCAATGCTTTATGTTCCTACGCCTACTATGAACTATATTACGGTCTGCGATAAGGTTTCGATGCCAGCTAATGGCGGAACAACTTGCAGATTTATGAGACCTCAGGCTCTTACTCCCCCAACTGTTCAGTTGGGAAATGCGGGTATAGATCCTCCGGCTCAGGTGCCCCAAAGAGACATCATTGATGCTCAAATGGCTTTTTTTGGAACAGGTTGTGTAATTAACGAGCAAGTTATTTTACAAGACCAAGAGGGAGTTTTGGCTTGGGTTTCTGAGCGTCTAGCTGTTGCTATGCGTCAGGCTGAAGACTTAATTCTTCGTGACTACATTGTTTCTGCTGCTACTGAGATTAACGCAGGTGGTGGTTCAAACAATGATAACCCAACTAACCTTGGAGTCTCTGACTTTTCGTTAGTAGCAACAACTTTGGATACCAACAATGCTTATAAATTTATGAGCGGTATCGAGGGTGAAGATAGGTTTGGAACAGGCCCTGTAAGGTCAGCATACTTTATGCTTTCATCTACAGAGCTACAAACTGACTTTGACTCTTTGAGTGGGTCAGGGTTCCTAAGCCAGTGGAATTACCCTAACAACTCAAGCGCTCTTCCATCTGAGTACGGTTCGGTTTATAATATCCGAATTCTATGCAGCTCGGAAGCGCCAGTAGCACGTAATTCTTCTGCTAACGATCAAGATGTATATTACAACACCGTTGTTGGAAAGCAAGCTATTACCCACATTAACCAAGACGGTTATAGTATGAACCTCATTTATAGAGATCCATACTACAGTGGTATGCTTGCACAAAACGCTACTCTTGCTGTTAAGTTTGCTCAAGCGCAAGCTATCACACAAGACACAGCTATCAGAAACCTTCTCTGCACTAGCTTATATGCTAGCCAGATAGTATAAGGGGGATAACATGGCTGAATACTCAAGATTAGCAAGCGGAAGTTTTACTTCAGCAGGAACATCAAAAGCAATTTATTTGCCTTTTGCTCCTACATCCGTAAAAGTTTGGAACTACACTTCTGCAGCAACTCCTGCTGAAAACGGTGTTCCTTATGGATACTGGAATTCTAACATGGGTCAGGGATACGCAATGATTAGCGCATTCAATGCGACTCCTGTTTTAACAACAGATGTTATTACATCAAACGGTATCAGTACTTTTAGCGCAGGTCTTTCCTTTCAATATGGCGCGCAAATCGCTATATCAGGAATTACTAAAGCTTCAGCTGCTGTGGTAACTACGGGTTCTGCCCACGGTTATGCAACTGGAGATGTAGTGGTTTTCCAAGGACTATATCAGTCTTCAACAACAGGTATGCCGCAAATATGTGGAATGCCTTTTGTGATTACTGTAACTGGTGCTACCACCTTTACAATTCCTTGGAATACAAACCAGTCTAATTATACTGCTTTATCTGGTTCTCCAAGTGGCGCATATGTAAAAAAAGTATTATATCCTTTTCTTTATGCTCCAGGAGTTTCTTTTATCAGTGCTATTACGACAGGTTCTACAACAACAATTGACACGACAGCTCCACATAACTTGGTAATTGGTCAGCAAGTTGCTTTCCATATTCCATCAAGCTGGGGAACGATTCAGTTAAATCAAAACAATAATACGATTATACCTTCACAACCGGTATATGGATATGTTGTTTCTGTGACTGATGCAAACACTGTAGTGGTAAATATAAATTCTAGTGCATACACAGCATTTAACAGTAACCAAACTGTTTCTGCGGTAAAAGCTGGACTTTCTTTTCCCCAAATGGTGGCTACAGGCGATATTAATAGCGGAGGGGTGCAGATTTCTGCTGGCTCAAACTATTATCCATCACCTGTTGTTAATGGTGTCAGCACTATTAACGGACCTGCTATCCAGGGTGCTTTTGTTAACAACACTAGACAAGGGTTTATTATTGGAGCAGGAACAGGGGCAACTCTAACTTCTGCTGCACTCATTGGATCGTCTAGTGACGTTTTATATTGGGAAGCCACTTATTTTGATTACGGCCCATAAGGTGTAATTGAAATTATTTACTTGTTAGTAGATATTGAGGGGTAAAAGAAATTTTACCCCTCTTTTATTATGAGCGCACCTGCACAAAATAATCCTGCGATTACGCCTTGGTACTACCAACCATCCAAGTTTGCCATTGCCGATATAACAAGGGGTCAAACAACAACTATTACCATTATACCTGCAACTACAGGAGGGACAACTGTTAACCCTAACTATGTAGTTGGACAAAAGGTGCGAATTCAGATGAGCTTTGGGTATGGAATGAGGCAGATTGATAATCAAGAAGCCATTGTTTTGTCCGTTCCTTCGGTAAACACTGTGGAGATTAATATCGATTCTAGTGCCTATAACGCATTTATTACTTCTCCTGTTTATTCAACTACTCCTTCTCAAATAATTGCTATAGGTGATATTAATTCAGGTGAAACAAACGGATCAGGTCCAAGTTCAACAGTGACCTATATTCCAGGATCGTTTAGAGACATTTCATCATAAGGAGAATCCATGACAAAAAAACCTAATGTAAAAGAAACAGAAATGAATAAGCTGGAGAAACAATTCGATGAATTTGATTCTCAGATTAAAGAAATGACTTTGGACAGAATGAACGAGGCTCCTAATCAAGAAATAGAAGCACAGACTAAGTTGTCTCAAAAAGAAATTCAAAACAGCAAAGATATTTTTTTAAAACCAAAAAGACGAGTTTCATCTAAAGAAAAGTTTAATGAAAAGTTTCGTCAGGATTACGAGTTTCAAAAAGAAACTGTTCATTTTATAGCAGAGAACAAAGAAGTAATTGGAGAAGCAATAAATTTATGGACAAAACCATTTGCTGGAATGCCAGCGGAAGAATGGATAGTTCCAGTTAATACACCTGTTTGGGGACCTCGGTATTTGGCTGAACAAATAAAAAGAAAATATTATCATCGGTTAACTATGAAACAAACGACAACTTCGGCTGACGGTATGGGAAATTATTACGGAAAAATGGTAGCTGACACCACTATCCCCAGGTTAACGGCTGCACCCGTAAGTGATAGAAAATCAATTTTTATGGGAAAACATTTGTTTTAAAAAAAGTGAGAATAAATAATTTTTAATTTATAACTTGTTTAGTAAATAATTTCCCTTGTAGAAGGGACTATGATAACATGCACATAATGTTATGTAAAATGTGTCATTTAAAAAAACATATAAAATATAGGTAATCTTATCAACTATCTAAGCGATATAATTACTTACGTACGAAGAATAGTCAAAACTTCTTCAAATGCTTCGTTAAGTGATAATCTCATCATCGATTATATTAATCGGTTTTGGCTGATGGATATAGATGCTCGCATACAGCTCTTTGACTTTAAAACTAGCTACAGGTTTCAAACTATTCCTGGAATTACTGACTATAATATGCCCTTGTACTCAGTTCAAAGTCAGCCAGGAAATCAAAATATAGCTTCGTTTCCGGTTTATCAGGGCTTTGAGCCTTATGTCGCTGTAAACGGCATAGCAATTCCTTTTTATACCCAAAAACAAGATTTTTGGAATTTGTGGCCTAATTACGTACAGTCACAAAATACCGTTGCAATTGGTGACGGGACTGCAGGTCCGTACACTATAACTCTATCTTCCTCTCCTTGTTTGCCGGGACATATTGATATGACTGGTATTATTGCGACTGGATCAACGCAAGATCCGCCATTTGTAAGTGATTTTAATACTAACATTCCTGTAACAAGCGTAAATTCTAGAGTATATCTAACAGCTACTGATTCTAATGGTCAAAATATTGTGGTAGCGGATAGTGGTCAGTTTTTAAATACAGGAACTGGAGGGGATCTATATGGGCTCATGATGGTACCTGGGAATCCATCACTTGGAAACACTGCTTGTTCTGGTGGTTACTCAACAACTAGCAATACTGTGAATTATTCCACTGGTACGGTAACAGTCACCTTTCCGACTGCGATTCCTTCTGGAACTCCGATTAATGCTCAATCTTACTTCTATAACCAAGGCATTCCACGAGGAGTACTTTTTTATAATAATACATTAAGCCTGTTTCCTCCTTCTAACATTTCTTATTTGGTTGAGCTTGATGCTTATTTGTCCCCCGCAGCATTTTTGTCGACTAATCAAGCAGCTCCATTTGGGTACATGTGTGAGTATATAGCCCGAGGAGCCGCTAGAAAGATACTTTCAGATACAGGTGACGTAGAACAATTTAACTTTTATGAGCCTCTTTTTATGGAGCAAGAAAGGCTGGTTTGGAAAAGAAGTCAAAGGCAATTTACTTCTACACGAACTCAAACTATATTCAGTTCCACACAAGGCCAAAACGCAGTTAATCCTTTACTTGGAGTAAACTAATGGCAACTTATTCTTATGATAGTTCCGAACCTGCATCAAATTCTAATCCTAGCGATAGTCAACCAATAATGCTTACAAACGCAGCTTCTATCAGTAGTATAATAGCTGTAGATCATGTAGGTTTTAATACAGCTAATGGAGGTTTTCACAAGCAAGTTTCTTTTAACGGGAATAACAGCGCTGGAGCTCAAACAGGAAATCTATCGACGATATTTACCGAAGCGGGAACAGCTTCAGGAGAACCTGTTGCCAAAATTAAGAATTCTAAGGGAACTTTTCCCATGTCTTTGTTAAAAGCTGCGGGTTCTTTTGCGGATTCTTCTGGAACCAGTTCTTTTATTTCCAGTGTAAACTGCGTTAGTATTTCTTATGCTTCCAGTGTGTTTACGATTACTCTTACCTCTGGGGTTACTACAGGGAACAATGTTTTAGTGTTTACAAGTTATCAAGCAATAGCAAATCCTCCTACTGGGTTATCGGCAGGACCCGGATATTATTTTGATAGCAACGTGCTTTATATTCGATCTATAGGCGGACTGGGAGCCACTATTAGTTTTCTAGTTTATCAGATTTAGAGGTGATATGGCCGATCAAATTTATATTGGTAACTTTGCAAAAGGCCTTACAACCAACCGTTTGCCTTTTAATATTGATAACGATGCTTTTCCCACATTGTTTAACGCTTATTCTTGGAGAGGAAGGGTTAAAAGAAAAAGAGGTACTTATCTTTTAGGGCAGTTAGAAAGGCAACTTCAGTCTGCTTCTTCTCCAAATGCATGGCAAGTCGGAACGATTACAACATTAAATGGAGGGGGAGATGGAAGTGCTAATCTTGTCACCGTATTCAGCTTGGGATCCTCATCCTCTATTGCACCAGGAACAATTAGTTTTACTGACGGAACCAATACTTATACCGAACCCACCACTCCTGATGGTACGTTGTCAGGATCCCCTGGAGGATCTGGAACCATTAATTACAGCACTGCAGCAATTACTATAACCGGCGGGGCTGCGTCTCAACCTTTAACTGGAACTTTTAGTTATAATCCAGGCCTTCCAGTAATGGGATTGCGGGATTTATATTCCAATAGTACTGCAGATATATATCCTAATCTACTTTCTTTTGATACTACTTATGCTTATCAATATAATCAAAGCTCAACCCCTAATTTCTTTTATTCAGTTAGTTATTATAAATCTTCAAACAATCCAGTGACATGGAGTGGACAAGATTATCAACAATTTTGGACTACTAACTATCAAAGCGCCCTATGGTCGGTAAATAACAATCCTGGAATGCAGTTTGAAACAATTACTTCCATAACGGTTGGTAACCCTACTATTATAACAAAAGCTAATCACGGGCTCGTGACGGGAGACTATGTTTGGTTTAATGAAATTACCGGCGCAGACGCTGGGACTCTCAACGGTAATGCTTATAGTATTACAAGAACAGGGGCCAACACATTTACGGTGGCTGTAGATACGACTGGATTAACGATTAACAACGATGGAATATTTCAAACGTTAACATATACATCACAATCTGGAGACGGAATAAGATGGTATGATGGAGATCCTACAAATGCTACAGGCCTTCCGACGACTACCTCTACTGGATGGGTTAATTTTGCTCCTCCTTTAACCTCTACTACTGTATCTATCGACGGTGGGACAGAAGGTCTTTATTACTTAGTGGGGGCACAAGCGGTATTACCTTTTAAAGACAGGCTATTGTTTTTTTCTCCGTTTATTCAAACTAGTGGAGGAAATCCCATTCAGCTTCAAGATACTGTTATTTGGTGTTGGAACGGGACTCCTTACTATAATGCTTTGACTCCGTCAGGAGAAACGTTTGATACTACCAGTTCTAATTGGTACGTAGATCAAACTGGTAAGGGAGGGTATCTTTCTGCGGGCATTCGTCAGCCAATTGTTACAGTTAACAATAATGAAGATGTTTTATTAATTGGTTTTACTTCTATTCAAACAAGATTGTCTTACACGGGAAACGATTTAGATCCGTTTCTATTTTATAATATTAATTCCGATTTAGGCTCCTCTGCTACTTTTTCTGGCGTGACATTAGACAAAGGCGGATTGTATGTGGGCAGTTATGGAATATCTATGGTGGATCAGCAAAGCGCTCAAAGAATCGATCTTCAGATTCCTAACCAAGTATTTCAAATTCAGGCATTAAATAATGGTGTTAATCGGGTAAGCGGAATAAGGGACTATTTTAAAGAATGGGTATATTTTACCTATCCTATTGAAGACGGTAATGCCTCAACAGAATCTTGGGTGTTTCCTACTCGAAGCTTTCTTTTTAATTACAGAGATAATACCTGGTCTATTTTAAAGGAAAATTTTACAGCTCAAGGATATTTTAGACGTACTAGTTCGTATTCCTGGGCTAATATTGGAGGAACTTTTGGTACATGGAACGTGTGGAATGAATCTTGGAATTCGGGATCAACCTCAGCTGAATTTCCGGCTGTAGTTGGAGGAACACCTCAAGGATATGTACTTGTAAAAGGACAAGGCACAGGGGAAGGTAATTCGGGGACCATAGGAGCAATTGCTGACAGTGGAAGTGGGCAAACAACTATATCCTCAGAAAATCATTGTGTAGAAATAGGAGATTACCTTTATTTTTCCGATTGTATTGGAAGCACTTTTTTAAACACGATAATTGGAAAAGTAATTTCTACGGCTGATGCGGATACCTTTACAGTAGATATTGCATTTGAATCAGGTACTTATTTGGGCCTTGGAAAATTTTCTAGACTCTCTCAGCCATTTATTCAAACAAAGCAGTTTCCTTTTTATTGGGAACAAGGAAGACAAGTTCGTTTAGGGGTTCAGAAGTATTTGATGGACAGAACGGCAAGCGGACAAGTAACACTTTATATTTATCTTTCTCAAGATCCAGATAATGCCTGGAATACAGGCAATGTTGTTCCTGAACTGTCGCAAAATAATTCGCTTGTTTATTCAGATATTCTTTTTACATCTCCTGAAACGGACAATCTTAATAATCCCACGGCTTCTTCTCAATTCCAGATATGGCATAGAATGAATACTAGTCTAATAGGCGACTCCGTGCAAATAGGAATTAGCTTATCAGACACACAAATGAGAGAGCTAGAACTAGCAACAGCAGAAATAGTATTACAAGGCATCCAATTGACTGTATTTCCTGGGCCTCTATTGTGTTAGTTCGAGGAATAAGTAAATAAGGAGTAAGATATGAGTACACCATTTCAGCAATCTCCATACTTAAAAGAACAAAAACATTTTCCAAATCGTGATCTATTAGATCTTTCTGGACAAGTGGATATTGCGTACATTGACATTGCCCAAAAGATTAATGCTAGAACAATTGGAACATTTGGATTAGGTTTTCCTTTAGTAACGGGAGAAAAATGGTTTCTTTCGGGATCTTCTACGTCCCAACAAACCTTAAGGCAGCTTTACACTTTTACAGCAGCCGGAAATATAGCTCATGGAATTGATATAAATGCTATATCGGGATTTACAAAAATTTATGGGACTTTTTCTAATGGAACTAATTGGTATCCTTTGCCTTTTGTTGATTCTTCAGCAGTAGGAAACCAAGTAAGTGTTTATGTTTCTTCCTCAAATATCGTTATATCAGCTGGAGGAAGTGCCCCTACTATCACTACAGGTTATGTAATTTTAGAATGGCTTAGCGAGATTTAATTGTTCTTTCTAAAATTTATTAGTAATCGTATTCTTGAAAAAAAAGGAGAAGAATATGAATTCTAACTATGGTCCTACAGGCTCAGCCATTCCGCTGGCTGGGACAGGATATAAGCAGCAGCAGTTTCAAAACTTTACTCCTCAACAACTAGAGTTATTTAACAGCCTTTTCTCTCAGGTCGGACCTCAGTCTTATCTTTCACAACTTTCTCAAGGAAGACCAGAAGCGTTTGAACAAATGGAAAAACCCGCATGGAGAAATTTTGGAGAAGCCATAGGCCAAATTGGATCCCGATACAGCCAATTGGCTCCAGGAGCTAGAAGCTCTCAAAGAAGCTCAGGTTTTCAAAATGCTCAGACAGCCGCAGCTTCTCAATTTGCTGAAAATTTAGCCGCTAGAAGACAAGAATTACAACGCCAAGCAATTCAAGACCTTCTACAAAGCTCTCATATGCTTTTAGGAGAAAGGCCGTACGAAACAATGTTTTTCGAGGAACAGCAAAAAGAACCTTCGTTTTGGGAAAAGCTCCTAGGAGGAATAGGGGGAATCGCAGGACAGATAAGCGGAACAGCAGCTTCTGGTTTAGGACGCAGGCTTACAGGAGGATTTAGATAATGGCACAATTATTTCCATCAGTAAAAAAGACACCTTCATTCGGATCCATGTTAGGAGGATCAATTGCTGGTGGGTTACAAAGAGGATATGAGTCGGCTCAAAATTTTGCCGATCAGCTAGATCTTCAAGAAAGAAAATCACAATCTTTTAATGAAGAATTAAAGAGAGTTGAAAAAATTAATGCCCTACAAGGTGCGCTGAGCACTATAGAAAGAATGAGAGAAATAGGTTCCAAGGGTAACTTAGGAAGAGGTTCTCAATTTCTAGGTTATTTTGGAGGAGAAACAGCACGGGATAGAGGAGAATATGAGCAGTTAGGAAAATCTTTAATACAATTGTCGACAACTATTCCCATTCGTAACCGTCAAGAATTTGAGACTTTAGCTGGAAGATTATATGATTCCTCTCTTCCTGATCAAGAAAGGGAAGGTGTTTTAACAGCAATGCAGTCAATAATTCAAAATTCTCTAGGGGGACCATCAGTTGATCCAAGTCAAAGAGATGAAGAAATATTTGAGAAAGTGACTGAAAAGATTCAATTTAATCCTCAAAATGCAACTCACAGGAAAAAGGCTGAGCAACTTTATAAAACTTATAAAGATAAAGATAAAGTCAGGAAGATTTTATCGAAAGAGTTTGACGGACTATGAATAATTATGATCCATTATCCTTCTTAGATGTAACGGAAGAAATAGAAACTCCATCTCAACAAGATTCCCTTTCTTTTTTAGACGATTCTCCTAAGTCATCGATGAGAAAACAAGCTCGCAGAGCGGCTCAGTATGGTATAGGTCTTGCTCAATCGGCTATGGCTCCTTATGATGTAGCTACATCTACCCTATCATCTAAAAAAGCTCAACAAGTACCATATAGAGAAAATCTTTTTCAAGACATCGAGAGGCTACAAGAACAAAAGCAAATGGGGCAATTTGACCAGCAAGATGAAGAGCTTTTGTCTCATTTAATGTCTCAAGCTAAGAATCCTCAAGAATCCGAAAAGTTTATTAAAACAGCTAATATAGATACTGGATCTGTTATTGAAAAAATATCTAAACAGTTTGGAGTGGATTTAGAACCAGAGGATGCATCTGAGTTAATTTCTCGTTTTTCTGGTAACATATTGAGTCCTAAAAACATAGCTAAAATACCTTCTTTTTTAAAGCAATTAGGGTCTAAAAAAGCTAGAGATGCTGCTAAATGGAAATCTTTAGAGAGTGGGGCAAAAGGAGACGCTTACAAGGTTAACATGCTTAACTTTGCTAAAGATAAAGGGTTAACTACTGAAGAAGCTTCTGTATTAATGAAATCTCCAAAGTTTATAGAGAATCTACAAAGAGTGGCTAAAAAGTCTCCTAAATATAAAGAAGTAGCTAAAGGATTAAAAACTAAACTGGGAAAAGAATACGATAATTTAAAGAAAATAGGGAGAGATGGAGGTCCCATTAGTGCCGACAAGCTAGAGCCTTTAGTAGAAGATCTAACGATTATGAAAGAAGATTTGGGTAGAACATTAGTTGAAGGCCCTGATCTTAAATCAGCACGAAAAGGGATTGAAGATACTTTAAATAAATTAGAATCCAGAGGTGCGGATTTAGAAACATTAATTAATTCTAGAAAAGAGTTAGGAAAGTTAGCTGATTGGAGGAATGTGAGTGAGGGAGATGCTATTTTGCACAATGCCAGAAAATCCTTTACTAAAGCGATAGATGATATCAATCCGGCAATTGGAAAGCGACTAAAGGAAAATGATGCAGCTTGGAGTAAGTATAAAAAATTATCTAAAGATTTACATAAACCCAAAATGATCAGTATTAAGGGACTACAAGTTCCCGCTGAAAATATAGCGTTTGTAGCCGCTCCGTTGCTTCATATAGCAAGTGGAGGAACAGCATTAAAAGTTTATGCTGCGAAAGAAGCTGTTCAGAGATTATCTACATCTATGATTTTAAATCCTAGGCTAGATAGCCTTAGAAAAAGAATGGTTCAATCGATGTTAAATGGGGAAAATGTCAATAAATATGGAGCTTTGATAGCCAAGGTGTTGAAGGAAGATGAGCCTGATTTATATGAAGAGCTTACTTCTTCTAAAAAAGATTAATACATATCCTCTGCATAAGGATCATCCGCACAAGGATCATTATAGTCTTTTTTTCTATTGTCCCACATCTCTTGTAGAGCTCCTCCAAATACTAGATATAGAAGAAAAAAACCTGCTATAAATTCATTCATACTTATCTCCTAGTTTAAAATGAGAATCCTAAGACTCTCCCTTACCTCACCTGGCCTGACCGCTCCGGACCCGTCCATTCCAACCCTTACCGCATTATTTAACTTCAATATACTACTTCAAAACTCACTACATTAAATGGATTTACTTATAACTCATCCTCAATCAATTCAATAATTTTGTTTAAAATAGGATTCCTAATTTCAATTTGCAAATCTTGACAAAGGTCATAAATTTTTTCAATGGTTCGATCGGCTTGCTTAATTTGTTTCATGGTCTGTTGCAAATCTACTAAAATCTTATTCATAACTTCCTCAATTTTCTTAAGTCTATCCTGTTTCATCTTTAAATGACAATGCCTTATTTTTTTTTAATTTTATTGAATCGAAATTCAAACTAACCTAAATTTTATTTGGCTAAAAAAGGAGAAAAACAATGGCTCAATTTCAACCAGGATCCAACCTATACACACAAGGAAATGGAAGCCGCGCTGAGAATGTGGAAGTACCGGTTATTCAGAGTAGAGCCCCCGCTACAAGCGATTCCGATTATCCAGTCGGTAAAGTATGGGTCGATTCGACAAACAATGCTTCTTACATACTAACTTCTTTAAGCTCGTCTGGAGGAACTGTTTTTGGAACATGGACAGCTCAAGGAGGAGGGGCAGCTCAGGTATCAACGTTAAGTGGTGATACAGGAACAGCTACCCCTTCTTCAGGTGACATTGAAATAGCCGGAACATCTAATCAATTAACTACGGCAGCAACAGGCGCAACTGTAACACTTTCTCTTCCAACATCACTGACCGCACCCGGTTCAGTTACAGCAACTACAAGCATTACAGCTGTTTTAGGCGATATAACAGCTACTAATGGAGATTTTGTACTTTCCACAGCTGGAAATAAGCTTAACATTGCTGCCGGATCTAACGCTTCGGTGGGCCAATCCACTCTGACTGCGGGCACAGTTACTGTAAGCACGACTGCTGTTACATCTAATTCTTTGATATTTTTAACTAGAGGATCTATCGGATCTACTGGGGCGGCCGCCACGGGAAATTTAGCGGTGGGAACAATAACAAACGGAACTTCATTTGTCATCAACTCCTTAGATCCGACCGATGCCACAGCTTTGGCTACAACGGATGTTTCCGACATTAATTGGCTTATTATTAATTAATAAATAAGGATCCAAATTATGGGATATAAAAACGCAGCTACATTTGATAGCCTTAGATCTGTAGCATTTGGATCTATTACAACAAGTTATGCAATAGTGGGATCCACTTTGCCTTCACCGGCAGTAGCAGTTACTTTTAAAAATAATACAGATGGGCTTATTTTACTTTCTTTGGATGGATCTACCGACATGTTAGTGTTCCCATCGGGTACTTATTCTGTGTATGACGTGCGGACAAACGCCCCAAATGTAACAGATTATCTTCTTTCGGAAGGAACACCATTTTTAATAAAATATAGTGGTAGCGCTCCCACAACAGGATCGTTTTACATAGAAGCATTACTCTTACAAACCTAATAGGTATTTCATGAGTCAGGTTGGACTATTAACGATAAATACCGAAACACCTGTAGATGTCGCTACTTCATTTGTAACTGACAGTGGAACAGCCGTTCCAGCAGCCAATGCTTTGACAGTAGCCGGTGGTAACCTTTTAAATACCGCTGGATCAGGAGCCACTGTAACAGTAAATGCAGATGATAACGTAGTAGGTTCTGTCTTATCAGATTCTGGAACCGTTACCCCAGCTTCTAATGCTTTTTCTATAGTAGGAACAGGAGGCATTACAACTTCTGGTGCAACTTCGATTATAACAATCGACGGATCTGGAATTAGCTCATTTTCTTGGGTTGTCGAGTCAGGAACTACTCACAGTTTAGCGGTCAATACAGGAGTATTTTGCAATAACGGCGCTGGAGTCACAGTAACGTTGCCAGCGGTAGCGGCTGTAGGTAATTCTTTTCAGGTCGTTGCAATGGATGCGGCCGGATTTACCATAGCACAACAAACGGGGCAAACAATCCAAGTAGGAAACGATTCTACAACTACTACTACGGGTACCATTGTATCTACTGCCATAGGAGATTGGGTAGAAATAGTTTGCAATGTAGCTAATACGAATTTTATAGCTAACATAAAACAAGGCGGGGCGATTACGACAACATGACGATAGCAAGCGTATCTTTTTGGCAACCTTTGAATTTTTCTTCTAATCAGAGTTACTGATAAAGGACCGAAAGAAACTGTTTCCATCAGTCGTTTTGGTAAAGGATATGACTGGAATGTTATTTAAGATGCTACTAAAACCATTGTAGTAAGCGAAGGAAACTTTGCTGATCAAGCTAGAGGGGTGATTTTTACTTTTTTAAGTACGTTTACTGTAGGTTCAACTGTTATAATTACAAACATAAATGCAGGAGTCTTCTCAATAGCTCAGAATGCAGGACAAACGATTCACTTGGGAAATACAAGTACTACCACAGGAATAGGGGGTATTTTAAGCTCAACTGCGGTAAGAGATTTACTCGTTTTAACTTGCAGTGTTGCTGATACCGACTTCTGGGAGACTTATGGAAGTATTGGCGGAGAAGTAACTTTAGCATAGGAGAATAAAATGCCTGGAACAATTAATGCCTTAAATAACTTGTCTTCTGAATTTACCGTGGATAATTTGTTTCTTAATGGAAATACATTATCTAGTACTTCGGGTGATTTAGTAATTGAGTCGGACGCCACTAACGATATTCAATTTTTTAATGGGACATCTACATTATTAAATATGACATCATCCGGAGAACAAACATTGCCTTTACAACCGGCGATGTTATCTATTGTCAGCCCTAATCTTAATAATGTAACAGGAGATGGTACTAACTATACTGTAGTGTGGAATAATGAAATTTACGACCAAGGCAATGATTTTACTTCCCCCACTTTTACTGCTCCTGTAACAGGTAAATACTTAATATGCGTTTCTTTAGGATATTCAGGTTTAGATGCTTCGACTTCAGGGAGTATGGTTATTAGTACCTCAAATCGTAATTTTTCGTATTCTACAAGTGCTGGAGGAGCTTTGACTGTTTCGGGAGGACAAACAAGTTTGACAAGTTCAGTAGTAGCTGATATGGATGCCGCTGATACATGCAGTATTCGGACATCTGTATCAGGAGCAGGAGCAGATACGGTAGACTTAATCCAGACAAGTGGAGTAACTTTTAGGTGTTGGTTTTCCGTAACTTTATTAACTTAATCCTTTAAATATGGAGCAAAGTAGTTCAAATGAAATTTAAAATAAATGACAAAGAAATCTTTTCTCTTTCAGAAATTCAGCAACAAGTCATTAAAAATGATATTAAAGATGAAGATTTTACAAAAGATATGGAGCGAAGAATTGCATTTGTGATGCAACATAAATACGAACAATGTTTTAAAAGATTAAAAGACGAATGGGAACCTAAATTAAAAGTTGCTGGTGTTCGTTCAATTCCCTTGGATAAAGATGAATTTGCTGCTTTAGTTTTTTCTCAGCCTTCTTACAAATCAAGGACTAAACGTGAAACTTCTTAAAGTTTTAAGCTGCGGCTTGCTTTTTCTTTTTAGCGGTTGTAAAAAAGAAATAGATGAATTAATTAAAGATTATCCCAAAGATAATATTGGAGAAGAAATATTGGAAGAAATTATTGAGCATTATACAGGAATAGATATTGACTTAACTCCAGGATCTGAGGAATAAAACCTAATTAGCCAAATAGGTAATTTAGGCAATTCCTTTAAGATTATTAAGTCGCTCTCCAGATCTAACAATAGAACGTAATTTTTCTTTTAACTGCTGCTGTTACGGAAGTAGTTTATGTCCTAAATCTTAAGTCTAAGTTGTCAATGCGGGTTTAGTAGTTAAATTTGATACAAAAAAAGCAGCGGAATAAAGAAAGTTGCTAAAACGTACTTTATCCAATAAGAATCAAATAATTAAGAGCATTGAAAATGATTGAGCTCTTAAACCACAAAAAATACTCCTTAAAGTTGAATCACGAATTTAAGCATTAAAGGATACCCATTATAAGATGGTCACTTTATAAATGATTATTCAAATTCAAAAAGTTCTTTGTGGAGTACCTTTTCGGAAGACGACTTCTTCAGCTGATCATATTTAGCTAAAACTTCACTATATGCAGCTTGTTTGCCATGAATATAATAGTATGAAAAGATATCAAATGAATCAGTAAGAAGATTTTTCGATTCTTCATAATCCAAAATCTCTTTATGTAACCATTCTCTAAACTTCTCATTTTCAGAGGACATTAATAAAAATGGAGTAAAAAGAAAAAAAGTAAGTATTTTTTTCATGATTTTTTCCTAGTATAAAATTTTGTTGTTTATTAATAAAAAGGTGCATTTTAGTCATATAACTTACATTTAGACAGTAAGTTTTTTATAAAGTAATTAAAATTAAGCAAAATTTTTTTTTGCTCATGAATATGTTTAAAGATATGAAATGCGGGTTTTGGAGACAACGTTTATGTTTATTTTCTCAATATGAATATGATTTTTTTTAAGATTGGTTTTACGAATTAGTATTTTGAGAAAAAGATTATTATTTTTGCGAACTCATAATAAATTCTGGTTTTGAAATATGGGTAGATCCTACTATTGAGTTTAATCATTCTGAGGTAAAAAAAGCTCTTATTTGGGTTGTGACAAACAACAAAGAAGATAGTTTTTCAAAAAAATTTTACCTCCGAAAAAACCTAAAAAGGGAATGATATGGGATTCAGCGCTAATGTTAATTATTCTCAAGGAACTGGGTCGAATTCAAATTCAGCTCAAATAATATTGTTTTTTGACTCAGATCCAACGAATAATGACTTTAAATATCCTATTAGGCAGATGTGGTATAATAAGACGAATTCGAATTTATGGATATTAGAGGAATATGATACAACTTCTGGATATCCTCAGGCGGTATGGCAGCAAATTGCAACTTCTTTAGAAAACGTTACTGAGTATGCTCTTTTAGTTGGAGGAGCTGATAATACAATCTCTTCGCTTGCAAGCGTAGGTACTTCAGGTCAAGTTTTAACATCCAATGGCGCTGCCGCTTTTCCAACATGGGAAAGTAATACCTCATTTACTCAGATTGTTATTCAAACCTTTACATCGAATGGAACTTACACCCCTACCTCAGGCATGAAATATTGCATTGTTGAAGTTCAGGGAGGCGGTGGTGGTGGCGCTGGATCTCCTTCTACCTCTTCCTCTGAAGTAGGTGCAGGAGGTGGTGGAGGGGGCGGGGGATACGGAAAAAATGTTTTCTCTGCTGCTACCATAGGAAGTAGCCAAGCGGTTACTGTAGGCTCAGGAGGAGCGGGAGGAGTGGGAAACGCCGCCGGTTCTTCAGGTAACACCTCTTCACTTGGATCTCTAATATCTGCTGGGGGTGGGAGTGGAGGAGGAAATGCAGGCGCAGCTGCTGTCACTCAAGCAAATGGTGGAGTAGGAGGAAACGGAGGAGGGGCTGTTGCAGTAATTGGTGGCAGTGGAGGATCATCTTTTGGATGCGTAGTTGGCGCTTCCGCTGCTATTAACGGAGGTATAGGTGGATTATCGTTCTTGGGAAGCTCAAGTAACTCTGTAGGTACTACCTCAGGATCTACACAAGGAAACGGAAACGCGGGCAAAAACTATGGTGGCGGTGGTGGTGGTGCTATCTCAATCACAGGAGGTACCACAGCTACAGGGGGAGCCGGAGCCGGAGGAATAATAATTATAACGGAGTTTGTGGCTTCTTAATGGATGAAGGACCTCTACATACGTTTTTATTTATTTTTTATTTAATATTAGTAGGTATTTTTTTGGTGTGGGGAATTTGGAAGGTGATTTCTTAGAAAACCTCGCGGCATTTTCTCCATCCAATAACGGGTTCGTTGGTTTTATTTTTATAACTAAAAAACTCAAACCCAGTCCACCATCCTTTTATGGTTTTTCCGCTTTCCGTTTGAAATTCACATAAATCAAAAGGAGTAGGTCTCCAGTCGTCGGAATTAATCCATCCATCCGCGTCGCACTCTATATTATTGAAATTAGTGGCAATACGAAATGTACGTCGTTTTACTTCCATTTGCACTCCTATTTATTATAGCAATGATTAAAAATCCTATAATAAAAATTCATCGTTATCAAAAAACAAGCTATGAAAAACCGTGTTATCTAGATCCAATTGACCAATGTTACTCTCTTTCGTCGCTGTACCTTTCGATGCTATACATTTCATGAAGAAGGTCGTCTAATACTCTTAAATCCCAAAATATTTGATATAAGAATTTTTCTTTTTGTTCTTCTGTTTTATTTTGAAAATGCTCCCATATATGTTTGGGAGAGCATTGCTCGGAAATTTCACAAATTCCTTTTTCCAAATAAATATTAAGGAGGGAAGCTATTCTTCCTAATTTTTCAACTTTTTCTTTAATATTGCTTTTTACTCCATTTAATATCTTCTTGCATGAATAAAATGATTAATTCTTTTTTTTTAGTAATCCCATGCAGGTTTATTACATTAATAGAGAGGGATTTTTCCACTAATTGTTTTAATAAAATAACCAGTTCTTTTAATTCTTCAGCAAAATATTGAGGATTACAGACTATCTTTAAAATGGAGGTATTATCGTGTAAATCAAATAATATATCTAAAGATTGGTGTTCTTTAAAGGCCATGGGAATTCTTCAGGGTGGGGTGAATGGACTTCACGATTATTAATTGAGGAAGTTGCTTTATTAAAATCTAAAATTATTTTTCCTGTTCTCCCAAATCGGTTTTTAGCGAGCAAAACTTCGAGGGTGTTGGTATTATATGGCTCCATAATAGAAGGATCATTTAAAAGAAAAATAGCGTCCGCATCTTGTTCTATGCTTCCTGAATCTCTCAAGTCGCTTACCATGGGTTTTCCAGATTTAGCGGCTTCTCTATTAAGCTGCGCCAAGGATATAACAGTGATCTTCATATCTTTGGCTAACTTTTTTAGCATTTGAGAAACCAAAGTAATCTCTTCATATTTGTTGTTTGTTTTTGATCCTCCTTTTATTAATTGAAGGTAATCAATGAAAACAACCTTTATGTCATGTACATTTTTCCAGTGCTTAACGCGGTGATATAAAAAGTTAATGTTAATTCCCGCAGTATCGTCTATGTAAATAAATTTATTTTCTAGCTCTTTAGTCGCGACAAAGATTTTTTGAAAGTCGTTTCCGTGGATCTGTCCTCTTTTATAATCATACCCATTAACTTCGGCTCTTAAAAGAATTAGTTTTTCGGTTATTTCCAAGTCTTCCATTTCTAAAGACATAATAGCGCAGGGCACGTTGTTCTTAAGTGCCATGTTACAAACAAGATTGCACATAAAAGTAGTTTTACCCACCCCAGGCCTTGCTCCAATTACAACTAAGTGTCCAGGCTTAAACCCGTCAAAAATTGCGTCAATTTCTTTGTAATGAGTAGGAAGTCCAATTTCTGTAGTTAGCCCTTTTTTGGCCTGCTCCTGTCGTTTTTCAAGGCATTCTAAAAAGGAAAGCCCTCTTTCTTCATCGTAATTCTTTAATATTTCGCTAACTGTCCGGTATGTAATGTCTTTTTTAGATTCAGAAATCATATCAGACAAGTGATTAACCCAATCCAGCCCCTCTTCATAACTAAGCGTCTTTTTTTCTTTAAATTGAGCCGCTCCAAGTTCGCACTGTTCAATCATTTGTCGGTGAAAAGAAAGCATTTTAATTTCTTGAATCTTTTCCTCTAAAAAAGTTGGATCCAAGTTTTCACGGGTGAAACCCATAACTACTGGAATAAGCTTGAATTCTTTCTTAGAATCAATCTCGGTAAGAAGGGTAGTGTAAGAAACAATTACTTTTCGAGAAGCCATCTCTTTAACGATTATGAAAATTCTCCGATGATTGAGTTCGTAAAAATCAAAAGGCTCTAGAGTATTTATTACATGTTCCATTAAAGAATAATCAAAAACACATGACATTAAAACCGATCTTTCCAAAACCAAATTGTGAGGTAGTAGTTTCATTTTTTCTCCGTGTTTCATCTTCGCAATATACGGCGTTTAATCTTTATTTCCTATCGGAAATTTGAATCCATGCATTTCAAAAAATAAGCTTTTGACGAGTTAACATGCTCTCTGTACTTTCTCACCTGATTCATTCCTTCCGTAATGTCCCTAATGTCATGCTTACTGCAGATGTTTACCAAGTGGTAGTGGTTTAAGAATTCTAATTCATTTCGTTTGGTGTTACGGAATTCAACGCTTTTAAGATATTCATAGCATTTTCGTTGATGATCGGTAAAAAACTCTGGAGGTTTTTGAACTTTCTTTTCACAAGCTGTCTTTTTTCTTTGTGGGCGTAAGCCCAAATCTGTCTTAAACTCGACTTTAAGTTTGTTAGAACTTTTAAGAGAGTAGAGAGATTCTTTTTCTTTTTTAAGATTAGTATTCTTAGGGGCTTTTTTACCGTGCACGGTAAATGGAGCTACGGATAAATTATTTGAATTTTCTTCAATTGGCGTAAAAGACCACTCATATTCATTGTGACTAAAAATTCCTTTACTTGTTCGGATCTGAACAACTTTCACTAGCCTTTTTTCTTTTAAAATTTTTAAGGCCTTTTGAAGTTTTTGCTTTGACCATCCTAAATCCTCGATTGTCTTGGATTGATAAACCTTCCACTCCGAAGAATGAGAAGACAAATAGCAAAGAAGCCTAAAAGCGCTATCTTCTAGATTTGAACGAATAATTGAGTTCGGAATGGCTGTGAATTGATGGTTAGATTTAGATGAAACGAAAGAATTTTCCATTGTGTTCTCCCTGCAATTAAGTGTTTTAGGAGATCTTTTCTAATAAAAAAAACTTTATCTCTATCGAGAAATGAAACAGTATGATATATTCTTCGTCTATAAACACTAAATGGTCTGAAACATTGCTGTTTGTAAGTGTTGCTGAATAATTCGGCATACTGTATGGTCTTTTTCATTAGTTGAGACCTTTTTAAAACCCCAGTTCCGCAAGGATTTGGGGTTTTAATTTTTTCGTCAGACTATCTTCACTAAAGATTTTAATCCACTACTTTTTGTTTCTTTTCTAGGTAAAAAAAATTCCCTCCCTAGAAAAAACCTAAAGAGGGAAAGCGTCCTATAGAGGATAATACGACAAAAATTATTATGTATTAGCGGTTAATTTAGTCATAGAGGCTTGTGAGGTTTAATATCGATTGTCATTCCTTGATTTTTGTCTAAAAGATCATGAACCAAGTCAGACAGGTTATCTGGGCAGGGGTTGCAGCTAGTGAACAAAAATAGGATTAAAACTGAGAAAGTGTAAACAGCGCCCATTATGTACTAATCCTCCATCTGTATGTGCTAGGCTTTCTGTAAGCCTCTAAATTCACGTTTCTAAGTTCGGGGATAGCTCCATAGTCCACTAATCCCTTTGCTTCGTATTTAATGGCTTTGAACTCTTCTAAACACACGTTACGGTTTTTACACCTTTCTTTGATAATCTTTTCGAGAGAGTTTATCTCATTATCTAAAGATGACTTTGCTTCTCTTAAAGCTTTAAGTTTCTTAAAATGATTTTTAAGTTCTTTTTTTTCGTCTGAACTGAGATGGCTATTATCTTCCACGGGAATTTGAAGAGCAATGTGGTTTTGATAAAACTTTCTTTCCGCGCAAACCAAGCTTTCAATTAATTCGTCGTTCCTCTCTAATTTTAGAATTACCCCCTCTTTGTTTCGATAGGAAACGTAATAAATTTCGTCTAAATTAAGAACTTCCATCTGATGATAAAGTTGCCATTTGTAATAAGAGGGTATTTGTCCGTCTAAGGCTATTTGATGAACTCTTTCCCCTGGACATTTGATCTCAATGGCAAAGTTACTACAAGGGCTTACTCCATCAAAAGAAGCGATCATCCAATCGTAAAAGGGATGTTGGAAGACCTTAGGAATAAAAATCCTTTGTAATTCAACCTCAGCCCAGATTCTTGCCTCTGATTCCATTTCCATTCCGCGCTTCATGGCTGCATTTAAAAAAACTTCCTTTCCCTCTACCTTTTCCGCATAAAGATCAGATAAGCTTTTATGTCCAGTTCCCATAATAGAAGGGGCGTCACTAGCCCCTATTTTAGATCTTCGAAATTCTTTCCACTTCTCAGATCCTTGTATTAAATTAACTTCTGTAGCTGTTTTAATCATAAGAGGAAACCTTCTTTTTGAGAGAAGTTATTAACTTGTCAAAGTCGGCAGGCTTTACATCCCTTAGATCTGAAAGGCTTAGATACTGCGCCATTTTTTGCAAGTACTCAACATCGTCAATTTTTGAGAGCAATGACTCGAGAAAAGACTTTTGCTTATCGGACAAGGACCCGGGAACCCTGTTTACCGTCGATTCTCCGTCATCGTCTTCTGTAGCTATGTGACAAAGAGAAGACAAAGCGTAGCGTCTGGCATAAGAAATAGCCGATCCCATTTTCTGCATATCCATCTTGTCCGCAATTAGGGGTATAAACGTTCTAATCCATTCTCCGCTGGAATGAGATAAGGTTCCTATTAAATAATTTTGACCTTCAATTGTTACGCAGGAAGACGAAAAAGAAAGGTTGTTTTCTGTTAAAGGTTTTTTCGCTACATCTGTTACCGAAGCCAAGTCTGCATATTTAGATTTGAAAAAAGGGTTAGCGCTGTCTTTTAAAGCGTTTCCCATTTGGCTTTGTGCTTTGCTTAACGCTTCGGATATAGCGCCAATGGTCGGGCTAGATATTTCCATGTTCATTTTTTGTCTCCTATTAGTGCACGTAGGTTTCTTAAATCTTCTATTTTATAAAGGCGGAAGTTGGATATGGGATGACGATAGGCTTTAAATTTGCCGCTTTTGTCCCAATTCCTAAGTGTATCTATGCTTACGCCTAAGTACTGCGCTGCTTCTTTTATCTTTAACAATTTTCTAATTCTCCTTAAAAAATACCTCTTTTAAAATAAGAATCTCTTTTAAAGCATTTTAAAAACTGTTTTTTTTGAATTAAAAAATTTTCCCATCTTATTACGTCAGAAAGATATGAAATTGTAGTTGCTGCTCTTTTTAGAATAAGATCTCTTTTTTCTTCGTCAGTCATTTTATCCTCTTTTATTTCACATAGATGTGGGCTTCTCACCCACTCGGCCCTTGGCCAGACTGCGCTCTTTTGGCAGGTGTAGCTTAACCTAACACTATGAAAATATATGAAACCTTGGAATTTGTTTCAATCTTTTTCTCTTTTTGTTTGATTCCCTTGAGACAAAACGTTTATTAAAGTAAAATTTGTGTTTAACAAGGACCGTCAATGAAAATCATTGAGTACATGAAAATGTCCCAGTTGACCTACCGGCAACTTTCTAAGCTGTGGGGAGTAGGTCATACAACAATTCACCATTGGGTGTCTGGAAGAGCTAAGCCATTTCCTAGGCACAGGGAAATGATAAGAAAAAAATCCCGAGGATTAATTACGTTTGAGGACCAATGATCCTATTAGCTCTCATAGGAAAGCCTGTTCCCTTTAAGTCGCCCAGAGTATATGGAACAGCTACCTTTAACCCAAACCACTTGGTAAAAAAAACCATTCAAGAAGATATACGGAAGAATTACGATGGAGATATTTTGGATTGTCCCGTCCGTGTTGACTATATTTTTACTTTTCCTATTCCTCAGAGTTTTTCTAAAAGAAAGGTAGAAGAAATTTTACATGGAACAAAATGGTATCCTAAGAGACCGGATACTTCAAATTTAGTTAAGTTCTACGACGACTGTCTTATTGACACTATTCTTAAAGATGATTCACTGATCGTCAACTGTACGATAAAAAAACAGTATTCCACAAAACATTTGACAATCATAAAAATTGAAGCTTTGTGATTGAAAAATAAGTTTCCACTTTTCATCATAAAAATTGTTTTTTAACACTTAAATTATGAGGAAAAAATGAGAAAGCAAGGTTACAACGCTAGATTAGACGATTCACTAGGAGAGCGTAGAGGTAAAGAATCTGGAAAGAAGCAATCTTTTAAAGATAGAAGAGACGAATCGAAGGGAATGGAAAAATCCAGCGGGAAAAGAGCTTACTCAGCAGACAAAGGAATGGACGCGGCTGATCACCACAAAGCTATCAAGCATCATTTATCTGAATTGCATAAAATGGCTAAAAAGAAAAAGTAAACAGAACGGGCTTCAAAATGATTAGACTAACTATCAAGGTAAAAAATGATCACTGCTCCTTTACGGAACATTTTGAAGTCTCTTCTTTACTCTTAGATCCTAATGATGTTCATTTAAAAAGCATGATAGAGAAAACTATTGCAGGATTTAATCAGCCTGTAGATGAGGTTAAAGTCAAAACTACGATGGATGTATGATATGGCTAAAAAGGTTCAAATCGCTCAAGGGGTTAAAATAGCCCGGGGAAAAGAAGAACGAATGAAAGAAAGGGCTGGTGGGAGCAACGTTGGAGAATATAAGCATGTAAGTAAATCTGACTTTGCTGGGCCATCAGGGGGAGCTCCACAGGGTTCTTATCCGATTAATACAGAGAAAAGAGCTAAAGCCGCTCTTGCGTATGCTCATAATGCTCCTAATCCTGAAGGAATAAGAAGAGCAGTGGCCAGGAAATATCCAACTCTAGGTAAAGATAACAAAAATTAATTGACCCCTATCTTGTTTATTCTTACACTGTAGAAAAAAGTTTAAAGGTGATAGATGGGTCCAGGGGCACCATATAAATATTTAAGCGACAATGAGCTTCATGAACTTGGAGAAGAACTTCTTAAATGGATGAAGGAAAATAAAAAGAATAAAGATGTAGCTCATTTATCTGCTTTTTATTCTGAATATAAAGATTTATGTAGAAGTGAATGGAAAGCTATTTGTCAAAGAAAACAATTCCTGCCATATTATGAAAAAGCTTTAGAGTGGATGGGTCAAAAAGTCCTAACAAATGACAAGATGCCCCCCTCATATGGAAACCGATTTTTACAAATTTATTTTAAGGAAATTCGAGAGACTGAAAGAGAAGTAGCTAGAGAAAAGATCCAAGACGAGCTAGAGCTTAAAAAAGCGGATCAGCAACAAGTCTCAGACCAATTCGAGGAAATGCACGAAAAGGTTATGCAGAAACTCGATGGCCTTCAAGCATCTTCTGTACGTCACAAAAAAGACTCTCAACGATCAAAAGCATAGAAAGGTGGTCTGCAACCGAAACCGTTTGATACTGCCCATGAGAAGGAAGAGACTCATAATCTTCAATCATTAACTTAAGAGCATCTAACTTATCCTCTAAACTTATTAAAGGTTTTTTTTCTTCAATTTTTTCATTAGAAGTTAGGGGCTCTTTTTTATCCTGCACCTTTATTTCTACTTCGTTTCCTTCGTCATCGATTCTCACAAAGTTCCCCCAGTCTTTAGCCCCGCAATAGTTTTTGTTTCCTCCATGCACACATATTTCTTTGCATGGACATTCCACAAAGTCATCCATGCTTTTGCTTTCGATTATCTGGTTGCACTTTCTACATTTGGCTCTGTTTCTCATGCTTGATCAAAATCCTTTTCGTTTAATCTTAGCAGTGATAGGATGTTTAATAAAAGGAAAATGTGGATTAGTAGCTCAGTGGAAAAGCAGAGAGTCGTTAACACTCTAGTCGCAAGTTCGATTCTTGCTTAGTCCTATTTACTAAAGAATAAAATATGAAATTCTGGGAAGCAACAAAAGCTCTTGAAGAAGGAAAAATAATGAAACGATCAAATATTGAGAAAGTACAACAATTTTTGTATAAAATATAATTGTATGTGGAGGATGAATTCGGAGAAAAATCAACCACATGAGTGTTGGACTTCCCTTTTAGGTGATATATTCGCTAAAGGCTGGATTGTAGTGGAATAACATCACGGTAGCGTCGGCTGCATCTCCGATCTGCCGTCGATGAGCGCAGCTTACCGTGATCATATCAATTTTAACAAAGTTGTCAAGATAAATGAGTGAAGATCCCTTTAGCCCTAAGCAAATAGATTTCCTCGTTAATGCAAATGCGAAATGGAACTTTGCTCACGGTGCAGTTCGTACGGGAAAAACTATCATCACGCTTTATAAGTTCATGCATGCAGTAGATAGATGTCCTGATTCCAGCATATGGATGATTGGGTATACGGCATCCACTATATTTGATAACGCCATAAAATTGCTGTTTGATAATCCTATATTTGAAATCTATAAGCCCTTTTGCACCTGGCATAAGCTCGACAGAGTGTTAACCTACAAAGACAAAAAAATACGTACTTGTGGGGCTGATAACTCAAGCTCTATAGGTCGTATTCAAGGACAGACGATGTCTCTTTTTTATGGGGATGAAATGACTTTATTTACCGAGCCAATGATTCAGATGATTGATTCCCGTCTTTCTAATGAATGGTCTAGAGGATATGGGGCTATGAACCCTTCTCACCCCAACCATATTATCAAAAAGTGGATTGATTTAGGAGAAGAGGGTGATGAGAACTATTATTCCCTTCACTTTGAAATAACGGACAATCCTTTTTTACCTAAAGACTATATCCAACGTCTAAAGAAAAGTTCTTCTGGTCTTTTTTATAAAAGGAATTACCTAGGACTTTGGGTATTAGCGGAAGGAGCTATTTTTGATTTCTTTGACGAAAGCATTCATGCAGTTGCACGGCCTCCTCGAGCAGCTGACTACTGGATAGCCTCGATTGACTACGGAACTAGTAACGCTTTTTGCTGTCTTCTTATCGGAGTAAGCACCGGGAAACACACTAAAACAGGAAAAAAGCTTTGGGTAGAAAAAGAGTATTACTGGGACTCCAGAAAAAAACACAGGCAAAAGCTAAATTCAGAATATGCGGATGATGTAGAAAAATTCTTACTCCCTTATGGGCCAAGAGCTATTTACATCGATCCCTCTGCAGCGGCTTTTAAGGCGGAACTACGTAAAAGAGGTTTACATACGGTTGACGCAAACAATGACGTTAGGAATGGGATTCAAATGATGACAAATGAAATGCATCAGGGAAGGCTCGTAGTTTGCCACGAATGTACAAACCTTATTCGAGAAATTCAAGGATATGTGTGGGACCCTAAGTCGGCAAAATTGGGGTATGACGAACCCTTAAAGCAAGACGATCACGCCTGCGACGCTCTTAGATACGCAATAGCGACTCACAAAGCCCCATCCTATGAAAACGTTTACGACGATCCTGAAGAAGAGGTACACCGAAGCCATCGGCACCCAGGGGGAAGTAGGTGGATATAAAATGACTGCTCCCCTTTCACTTAATGCTCAAGCCCGAGATTTACGAATTGATCTACGAGATTCATGTAACTGTTGCTGTTTTGGAAAACCAATAAACCCAGGTACTCCAGTTTACATCAATGATGATGGAATAGTCGTAAAGTTCGATATAAAAAAGGCAGTAGATGAAAGAAGGGCAATGAAAAAGTCTTTGTCTAATCTGGAAAGGCATATAGAAAGAATTTCTATTCAAATGCAAAAAGACAAGGAAGAAATGAAGCAAGAGATTGAAAGGAGAGTTGGTCTTGAGCTTAATTCAGATCCGCCTTCCCCAGTTACTCTTTCGTTAGCTTTTCGTATCAATGAAGCAATTAAAGATGTCTTTGGAACAAAGGACTCCTAACCATGAAAATATCCCCGTGCTGTAATAGCGCATGTATTGTTCTCGCTCTATTAAAAATAGCTGAATCAATAGGAGAAAAGTAAATGACCTGGGTTCCTATTTCACTAGAAAAGCCTCCCATATGTGAATACGTAGTATTTTATAAACCTTCTGTTGATCAAGACACGTATTATGAAAACTATGATTTTTTCATAGGGTTTATAACGACAAATTCCGAGGCATACTTAAACACTTGGCAAGAGGGTTTTATTCCTTATCAAATTGATGAAGATTGTTATTGGTGTAAATTGCCTCAAGGCACAGAGAAGAATGTATTAGATATTTCGACATTATTGAATTTTTAACTTGTCGCAGATATAAATTTAAGATTCAATAACACGTTAACCAGGAGCCAAGCGTGTCCTTTTATTATCCACCTTGGAACAATGATCTGCAGCCGAATCAAGGGAATGTACGCCAATGGCTTGACAATTTGTACTCTAAATTTCAACCAATAGAGCAAGCCCGATGGAATCAGTCAAATATTGATACTCTTTTTTATGCTGGAAGTCAGACGTTTATTAATCGTTATTTTAATCTTAGTCCCTCATCTAATAACGCCAATTTCTATTTTAACTTGCTTCAGCAGCCCGTAAATATGGTTACAGGATACCAAAGACAGCACCGTAAGCAAATAAACTATATTCCCATTGGCGGAGCGGACACAGAAACGACAGACCAATATAACAAGTTAATGACCGCTGTGTGCAATAAAGAGATGATTCACGAAACCTTTTCTAGGGCATGTGAGCAGGCTTGTGTTAACGGAATGGTATTGCTTCAGCCTTATCTTGACTATTCTTCTTCGGATCCAGCGCAAGGTGAATTAAAGCTAAAATTATGGGAATACAACAGCTTTCTGTGCGATCCTTATGCAAGAGAATTAGATTTTTCAGATTCAAACTTTATTTGGACTCAAGAGTATATTTCAAAAAAAGAAGCTGAATTTCGATTTCCTGAAAAAACTAAAACAATTTCCCCTATGTCGGGAAGTCCTCAACGTTACGGGTCATTTTATTTCCTGCCCGAAAATTACAATATGGCTCGTAACGACCTTATGGTCCTTTCTTATGTTTGGTACAAATGGAAAAGAAAAAAAAAGAAGCTCTATTCTCAATCTAAAAATATGTTTTTCGACTATTCCGAAAAAAACACTGATGTAGATGTTCTAGTTTACAATATTCCCGATCTAGAGGTGGTAGAAATAGAAGTTCCCACATGGAAGCTAGCAGTAGTTCTAAACGATCAGCTCATGTTTGAAGGAGATAATCCTCTAGGTGGCGACGATTGCCCGTTTGTTCCTGTTGTGTGGAATTACGAGCCCTATAATAACTACTACGATTTAAGAGTTAGAGGTCTTGTTCGAACGATGAGAGATAGCAATTATCTTCTTAATAGAAGAATAATTATAAACCATGACATTTCAGAAGCCACCATTAACGCAGGTTGGATGAGAAAGGTTGGAGCCGTTGCCAATGAAGACAACCTTAAAAAATCCGGGCAAGGTTGGGACATTATAATTAATGAAGGATATGAGATTTCCGACTGTCAAAAAATACAACCTTCGGCAGTCCCTCAATCAGATATGGCGTTAGCTGACCAGCTACAATCTATGATATTTTCCACATCTGGAGTTAACTTAGAATCTTGGAGTGCAGAAAACTCACCACAGGCTTCCTCTCTTACTGTTTTAATGAAACAAGCTGCTAACTTAATGGTGCTTCAAAAATATTATGATCAGTGGGATTTATCCCTCAAAACTTTAGGTGAAAGGTTGCTTAATATTGTTTTAAATAATTGGGACGCTTCTAAAGTGTCCCTAATAATTAATGAAGAACCCTCTCCGTTGTTTTATTCGGGTATATTTAGCAAATATCAAACGGTAGTTGAAGAGGGAATTCTTACACCTACTCAGCAGTACCAAGAATATCAATCATGGCTTGAACTTAACCAACAGCTTGGTGGGGTAATTCCAGCAGAAAAACTGGCCGAAAAAGCTCCGATTCAGGGGAAAAAAGAGCTTATGGAGATCCTTCAAGCACAAAGAGAACAGCAAGCCGCCGCGGCCGCGGAACTACAAAATATTCAACATGCTAGCGAAGAAGCAAAACTCCGAGAACTACACTCTAAAGCTGCCGCTAATGTGGCCATGGCTAAAGAAAGGTATGGTAGATTTGAAAGCAACATTGGACTATTAGAAGAAAGAATCTCGGAAATAACTCGAAACCGTGCTCTTGCAACAAAAGATAAAATGGAAGCTTTAGAAAAGCTAATGGATATTATTTCTCGCTATGGAGAACTGGAAACCAAGCTTGCGGAGCAAGGGATAGAAAACTACGATTACAAACAAATGCAAAAAGAAAACTTTGAAAATAGGCAAGCGCACCAACAACAAGCCGCAGACGAATTTACTGCCAAGTTAATGCAAGGACAAAACTAATAAAAAGCCTATTGAAAATGTTTTTTTAAAACGTATAATAAAATCAAATCCTACATGGAGGTAAAAGATGGCTAGACGCATTGATGACCACAGCTTTTGGGCTGGTAAAGGTGAAAAAGGCTCCGTATTCCCAGATGGAGTTCATTTAAAAGAAGAGAGAAGCGCAGAAGGTGCAGGGGACCTTAGAGACTATTATGATACATCAGAAAAGATTCGCGATTGTCAAGATATGGGCGAAAGAAAAGCTGTATCTCATAAACAAAAGTCCGGTTACAGATATTAATGTATAGTCCGCTTCTATTCCTAAGATAGAGCTGTTAAGTTGGTGCAAAAAACATCGGCGGACTATTTTACTCAAGGATGGTTATGGAAAAAGGTTTTAAAAATCCAATTTCTCCTCGATTGAAAGAGCAGAAAAAAAAGTCTCCGTGGAATTTTGAATCTCCATGCTATGACGATCGTAACATGATCTCGGCAGGCGACAACTACGGGAAGGGTTTTAAAAATCCTGTCGGCACCTTTAAGGCTTCAAACGAAAATTCTCCTATCCCTAAGGGGAAAGTTGATACTATGAGAGTAGACAATATCCCTAAAGATAAGTTTGAAGTGTACAAGGACGATCAAGATGAAATCTATTAAGCCCAAGGGAATTGGTGGAATAGGTTTAAAATCCCCTTGGAGTAAAGACCCTTCCGACAACGATACGCGTGCCTTTACCGGAACAGGATGCGGTGATTACTACGGGTCGGGAGTGAAAAACCCCGTCGGGCGAATTAGAAAGGGATTCGGACAAACACGAGAGTCCCCTAAAAATATAAAAGAGCCTCCTACAAAGTTGGCGTAGCATCTTTATCGTAGTAATTTCTACAATTTTCAGCTTCTTTAGATATCCACGAAGTACGGGATAAATCTTTGGCTTCAAAAGAGATGATTAATTTATCTGCAGCATTTATTTTTTCTTTAAGAGCTGTTAACTCCCAAGTGCCATTATTACTGTCATCTTTTATTTCTCTCTTTAGTCGTCCCCCTTTGGTAAGCATAATAGATTCTGATGAATCAAGGGAGGCAGCCAGGTGTAAAATATTTTCAATTTCTAGTTTCATATTACTATGCTTTTGTTAAAGGTTTTAAGTTATTTTCCAGCTTAATCTCTTCAAAGATTTTGTCAATGATTGAGTCTGGAAGGTCGTCTTCTTCTTTTTCGGCTAACTCCTTAGGATTAGTCTGAAACTTATAAATGCTTTCAACTATCACCTGACTCTCTGTCATATTTCCTTTCTTATATTGAGACCACATCTCTTTAGCTGGGATTATCCAAATAATTTTAATATTGTCACCAGGCGGATACGCTTTAAAAAGCATCGAGTTTTCTTGAGGTCTAGGTTTTGTGAGACGGGGAGACCATATAAAGCGACAAGTAGGAACTTGAGATAAACTTTTATATTGTCGTGAGTACATGGGGTTTACAAGGCTTTGAGCATGATCTTGATTAAATATAGATAGCCTTTCATCTAGTTCTATAGATCGGCTATGACAAAAAATATAAAAGGGATGATTACCAAAAGCTTCTGGTCGTTTCTTAATGCATTCAGAACACCCTTGAGAAATAAGATCAGATTGATTGTTAAAATGAAGAAGGCGATCATGAGCATCCAATTTTTTTATTTTCATTTTTGTTGACTCTCCATAGAGGATTCTAGTTTAATTAAATTTTAAATACGACATAAACTAATTTAATCGCTAACCGGCGTCAAGGAGAAATTAATGAGCACAGAGTCCTATGTTGAAAAAACCGAAGATAGAGTGGAAACCCCCCAAGTCTCGGATAAAGAGCTTAATTTCAGAAAACAAGAAGCTATGTTCCAAAGAAAACTTGAGCAAAAAGAAGCAGAACTCGCGGAAATCCGCAAACAATTGCAACAAAAGGCCGCGGGATGGAACACAGAATCAGACGAAGAAGAAGACGATGAGCCCTATGTCGACAAAAGAAAGCTTAATAAAACGCTGGATAAGTTTGGTCGGAAGTATAAAGAAGAAACTAGCTCAGATATTAAGCGGGCGGTAAACGAAGCACTGGCCGAAGAGCGCAAGCAAAACTGGATAAAAGCCAATGGGGACTTTAATGAGGTAATGCAACATGCTCAAAAGTTTGCAGATCTGGATCCAGAACTAGCAGAGACCATATTGACTATGCCTGACACGTTTGAAAGGCAGAAGCTGGTATATAAAAACATTAAGGCTCTGGGCCTACATAAGCCAAAAGAAGAAAAGTCTTCTGTTCAATCCAAAATAGATCAAAATAGAAGAGGCCCTTTTTATCAACCTACCGGCATGTCAAACGCTCCTTATGATGCTGTGGGAGACTTTAGTCCGGCAGGGCAAAAAAGCGCTTATGACAAGATGAAAGAGCTAAAAAATAGATTACGGCTCGGTTAATAAACATAATTAATTTACACTCTAATTCAGGGGCAGACACTCCTATGTCTGAAAAGGCAGCACACCGTTCCCCTCTTTCTTATTTGACAAATTAAACTTTTATTATTTATACGTAAATGTACGTTTTTCTCGTACGTTATCGAGAGTCGCGTAAGTGGTTTCGCACCCATGTCAGATATGATAGAGAACGGATGTAGTTACGCTTTCGTCCACGGGTCTACATGTCAGGTATGAATTGACAA